AGGGGCAACATAAAACACCTGTCCTTTAGTTGTCTGAAGACCTTCTATGATTAAGGCCCATGCTGCCAACCTACTCTTACCACAACGTCTCCCTGCTGCAACTACTTTGAATCGAACAGGGTCTTCATAAACTTCTCTTTGCCAATCTAGGAACGCAACATTAAGATCTGTCATAGTACTGGGGCGTACCTAACATTAAGACGTTGACCTTCTGCTACATTACCTTTATTTAACTCATCTTTTACATCTAAGTTAATGTTGGCTAATTCATCTATGCTAGATAGTCCGTGAGCTTTGGCAATACTATAAGGATTATCGCCCTTCTGGGCTATGTAACTATCTAACATCTCAAACGATGGATCGTATTGACCATATGGGCCTTCTCGTAATAGAGCCTGATTTACTGCGTACATTCTATCTTGTATCTGCTGGCTAGTATCTGCGTCAAGATAGTTATCATTATCAAGAAATTCTGCAGCAGCACCTGTAAAGTCTCCTGCATTTATAAGTGCTCGTGTATCTATACCTTGTCCAAGATCTCCACGATAAGTAGCCTGTACCAATTCAATCTGTAGTTCAGGAGAAAGATTGTCAAAATCAGGAATCATATTTCGAGTACGATCCACATGATGTTCTAAAACTTCAGGAAAACTTTTATCCATCCACTCTCCTGTTTGTCCCACACCTATAGTAGGCACTTCGTCCACTGAGTCATCTTTATAGACTTCAGTTGCAAACCCTTCAAGACGAACAACCCTCTCCTCCATAGGAGTTAAGTCTCGTCCTAGCATTCCTGCTACATGGTTAACTGCATCGTCTTCATGTAATATCACTGCATTCCCCTTCAAGGGCATCATCGCCCCCAATAATAGTAGTACCGCCAACACCCGTAATAGTGATTGACACAGCATTCCTTCCTCCACTCTCATTCTTTTTATCAAAATAAGAAACAGGTAACACACGATCCATACACATCTTAAGAGCTGCTGATTGAACAGGATGTCCATCTTCTAACGCTATTTGAATAACCTTATTGATAACCTTATCACCACTCGTTGCTAACAATCTAGCTTTGAGTTCATTGATTCTAGCAGCATCACCTTTAGGTCTTCCAACTGAATTTCTGTTACCCTTCTTCTTAGCTTCAACATCAGCTTTACGTGGACGACCACGCTTAGGCTTAACAAGAGAAGACTCTTTATGATCATCTTTCATAACAAACCTATTAGTTGCTTTGTATCTATATAGTCTCTGAACAGTTTGTTATTTACTTATTGATTATAAGTATAAGGATTATAGATCATAAATCATTATGTTTCTGTTCTGTCCTATATAGTCTGTTGACTATAGCATACTTTCTCTCATAAGTCAATAGTTATTTATACATTAATTACATAGTCCACCCAAGTCTACATAGGCGGAACTCAGGCGAGTGATATGTCCTCCGCAGTGCTCCTTTATTCTACCCCACATTCTTATCATTACTAATTAGTATTCTTTTATTTATCATAGAGATAGCGTCAATGATTAAATAGTCAAATTAGCTCTTTTTAGTATCTAAGTAGGTACCGCTATTGTGACCCAGCCCGATATATGCCCCCCGTCCCTAATGTAGACTACCCTAATGTAGTAGAATCTAATATACAATTGAGACTCATTCTCATTAGATACATTAGACTCCCCTGATATACAGAGTGTGAATGGTTAAGTAGGTACCCATAGCATATTTATATAGTACCCCACCTATATATATTAGTTAAGTCTACATTAGCTTCCCCTAATATTCAGCTAGCTTATGCGCACTATAAGTCTAGCCACCTGTACAATTAAATATGGTTAGACTATAATATATTTGTAGGTTGAGTTAGTCACTAAGTCTTAGTTACTAGCACGGCACTGCACGCTCTTTAATAACTAGGCTCGATTGTTGGAACAAGGGGTTAGTCCGTCTACATTTCGGATTAGCTTCAACGGGCAAGTGAGCTTAGATATTGACGAGATATAATTTCCTAGGAAACTTTCTAGATAAAATCAAAATGAATTGACCACAAGGTAAAATGATTATGAATTACACAAACGAAATACAAACATTGGGCAAAGCATTGCTAGGCCAAACAAAAGCACACGACAAGACTAGTGACGCACGCAGGTTGTTAGCAGTGGCACTACAAAATGATGCGGTAAACCTAAACAATGTCGAACACTCAGCAAGTTTAAAGCTAGACATAACCAAGAGTTATCCAAAAGGTACTGGTAAAGATGCAGACGAAGGTCAGAAAAAAGCTGTCAGTGCTGTTAGAAAAGTGCTATCCACATACAAAAAAGGTTGTGAGCTAAACATTAGCCCAAACAACTTCGATACGTATAGTGAGTACAGAAAAGAAGTATATAATGAAACCGCTACACTGACTAAAAAAGAGCAGGTTGTGAAGTGGTTAGAAAATGACAAGATTGATTTAGAGTTAGCTGACTTGCTAGCTATCATTGAATCTTACAAAGCTATCAAGTAATAATAATTTCCTAGGAAACTTTAATAATTCTTTAGAGTTTTCTAGTCTATCAATAGGAGAATATAAAATGACTTATACAATGAGAGACGTTAATCGTTTACGAATGGATAGAGGTTGGCCCAAACTAATGGCGCTAGAATATTATATTGAACTGGCACAAGAGTCAGGCAATGATGCTAGCAGATCTTTAATGATGGCTTATACAGTTGAGAGGAGAAAAAGATAATGATTAAATTAGATAAAGCACCTACACTATTCACAGAAGATGAATTTTTCCAGAAGCATGCAATGGATTTAAACTTTGAATATGGCCCAGAAGAATTAGTTTCTTTGGCTATTGAGCGCGGCTTTATTAAATGTGGTGGAAATGATATGTATTTTTACACACCACTAACTGATAAAGTTTCCTAGGAAATTATGGAGAATATAGAATGAAAGTTATAGCAGCAGAATCTTTGGATTGTAAACTATTGATTTGTGATAATGATCAAGTTTATTTAGGCATGTTAGGTGATATGGGATATCGCCAATACTATTCACTTGAGCCTTTATCATCTGATTTGATTTGGGTGGAAGGTGAACAATTAGAATTAGATTTAGCATTAAACAATTACATTGAAGGGGAATTATAATGAGCTACGAAAAAAGAACAGTACGTCACTTGGCAGCATTAAACGATCGAAGCACACCACAATACAAGCGATCATTCGCAGCAGAATGTTTAGGTGCGTTATACATGGCGTACAAGCTGGATAGCAGGCAGATGAAAGACTTATTCATGCGTGACCATGGTTTGTCTATAGATTCAGCAGAAGCGGTGATTCAATTCGGTGAGCGTTCCCACAAGCTTGGAAGTACATTATGAAAGCGTTTAAGATAATGAAAGTTAGTGATCAAGAAAACTCTTGGAAAACTTTGTTCCACGGTGTAGATGGTGATCGTAATATTTCTTGTGATGAATGGGTTAATTCAAAGACCTCATACGTCCGTGATGGTTCTGGTGGTACATATTATTTATCAGGCTGGCACGTTTTACCATCATATGATTCTGCCTTATTGTATATGGAAAACTTTAAGGATACCACGGACAAGTATATTGTTGAATGTGAAGTAAAGAGTTACCAGAAAAAAGAGCATGCTCGTAGTCCTGTGTTCTTAGCTAAGTCAATAAAATTAGGTAGTGAAGCAATCCCTAGATAAAGTTTCCTAGGAAATTATGGAGAATAAAAATGATCAAATTAAGTGCTGCTAGTAAAATGCCATGTAAGTCATGGAGTCTTGAGTCTATGGTAACGTGCCCAGGATCGGTGAACGTCTCTACAGGGGAGGTTGCTGACGCTTGTGAGATATGTTACGCAAGAGATGGCTTCTATAGCATGCCAACTGTTAAAGCGTTACGTGTACACAACAAACAAGATTGGAAACGAGATGCGTTTGTACCTGAGTTTATTATTAAGCTTGATACAGAACGATACTTTAGGTGGTTTGATAGTGGTGACTGTTACTCAGTCAAGTTAGCATGGAAAATGTACGCCATCATGGTAGCAACACCTTGGTGTAGTCATTGGTTCCCAACTAGGCAGCACAAGTTTGATAAATTTAAGGAGGTGTTAGATGCGATGGATGCCCTACCCAATGTTGTTGTTAGGCGTAGCAGTGATAGTATTTCAGGTGAGTTGGTTAGCGGATCTAATTCATCAACTATCGTTCCCTATGTAGAAACAGAGATTAATTTCCTAGGAAACTCTGAAGTGTGTTTAGCATATGAAAGAAAAGGTAAGTGTGATACTTGCAGAGCTTGTTGGAATAAAGATGTTGAAGTAATTATTTATCCAGCTCACGGCAGAAAAGCTAGTAAGCTAATTAAGATGAGAGAAGCGGCATGATTATTAGATACATTTTATTATATGTTATTATTATTGTTATGTTATGTGTTGTTGTAAGAGACTATGAATTATTATTTTTATTACTAAGTTAAACTCTTAAGAGAGATTATAGCATAATAAAACTAATATCTCTATGCTCTTGTGTTATTATATGGGTATAGGGAAACGATAAGGGTATGTTATGAAATGTGTTGGTTGTGATCAAGTGTTGTCCGATTATGAGGCAACTAGAAAATACGAAATTAATTATTTTGTAGATCTATGTAATGATTGTATGAGTAACGTGGATGAAGATCTAGTTACCTTAACAAGAATAGATTTACTAACTGTCGGAGATGAATAATGTCATATGATTATATGAAGTTGTGTAAAGCAGGAACTAAGTCAGTCGTTGTACCAGAAGAATATCTTATGCTGATAGAAAAGGAAGCACACATACTTGAGATGTTAGTAGCTCATGGTGTAGAAGATTGGGTAGGGTACGAGGATGCTTTAGCAGCGTATGAGGAGGAGATAACATGAGCTTAATATTTGTACCAAAGATTCCTGAAATATTCAAACAAGAAGTAGTGGTGAGGAAAAGAGTAGCTAAACCTAACCAAACAAAAAGGAAGCGGCGTAAGTGGGATAAAAAAGAACTGGAATTGCTTGTCAACTTACGTGCTCTTAATGTATCATTCATGGACATTGCAGCGAAGCTGAGGCGTAGACCTGAGACTTGTGCTATGAAAGTACATGCTAATGAATTGAGTTTTAAAATAAAAGAGAGACGTGCTGCTCTTTTGAGTATAGAAATGGAGAAATACAATGACACTGAAACAAATTAGAACGTATGCTGCTAATTCCTTGAAGAAAAAGCTTGCTCTACGTGTAGAACATGACCGAATACTTTTAGAGATTGCTAACTACACTGCTGCTTTGAAAAGTAGTGGTAGCTTTAAAACATACAATCAAAGCAGGATAGATACACTAACTACAGACTTACATGAAGTGGAAGAGGAGATGAAACTATGACTAAATTAGAAGAACTACGAAAGAACTTTCAGGATTCTATAGCTGCTTGTGACAAGGCTGATTCTGCTTTAGACGCTCTATATAAACTGGTTCGAGAAGCAGAAGAAATTCATGATGAAATTGACATGGATTTTATTATTGCCCAAAAAGAATTATTCACTTATGAGGAATCCCTATTATGATTTTTAATATTGAGCTAGACGCTGATCAAGTTAACGCCATCACTGTGCATGCTCTAAAAGATTATTATAAAATATTGTATGAAGAAGTAGAACTTACGCAGGGATTTGATATTCTATTATCACTCGATGATGTTATGAGTCACTTCATGACTGAAAGAGAGTACGAGGAGTTTGCTAATGGCCTTTGTGAAAACGCACTTAGAGTGCGATGATTGTGATAGCAGTGACGGCAGGTCTATAGATGATAAGGGCTGGTCACATTGTTTTGTTTGTGAAACTAGGAAGAGGGTAGATAGTACTATGGAAACCGAGAGAAGCGTTGATCAGAAACCTAACGGTAACTTTGATAAACTAAAAGAAAGTCTATTGTCTGGACAATACAAGAGTGTTGTTAACAGAGGCATATCAAGCGATACGTGTAAGGCATATAAGGCCCAGCTCCAAGGGGATACTATGCACTTCGGGTACCATGATAAGGACGGGTACCTAGTTGGTGCTAAGACACGTTCACCTGACAAGGAATTTAGAACTCAAGGTAGCTGGAAGGACACTGTGTTGTTTGGACAGAACCTATTCAATAAGGGTGGTAAGTACATCACCATAACTGAGGGTGAGTATGATGCGATGTCAGCCTATCAGATGCTTGGGTCAAAGTATCCAGTAGTATCTATTAAGAACGGCTCGGCAGCAGCCCTTAAGGACTGTCGTAGTAGCTATGAATACCTAGACAGCTACGAGAATATTGTAGTGTGTTTTGATTCAGATGAGAGTGGCATGAAAGCAGCCAACCAAGTTGCTGAATTGTTCGGAGGCAAGGCCAAAGTATTTAAACATACAAAGGATGAGAAAGATGCTAACGATTATGTTAAGTTTGGACGCAACAAAGAGTTTGTTGATCGCTGGTGGTCGTCAGAAAGATTTGTTCCCGATGGGATTGTTGCAGGAAGTAGCTTGTGGGATGAAGTTAATAAACCCATTGCACCTGCAGACTGCCTTTACCCATACGATGGACTCAACAAACTCACCTATGG